GCTCCCATCAAAGAAGACGACGACCTCGTCGACACCCTTCGCTACCTGGTTAACAGGATCAGTAAGAGCCGCCGAGTTACCGATTTTAGGAGGCCTTCAAGATGACCGTATTCACTACGTTAGATTTTCTTAAACCCGGCCAGAAGTGGCCGCCAGATAAAGACCGGCTGGCTCGATACGCTAAGAACCGGCTGCTGATGGAAGGAGATCACGATCTCGTCTTCACCGGACTGAATGAGGACGACGCCCCCCGGATCATCCGGATGAGGGTCAACTGGTTCAAGCGGATCTGCACCTTGTTTAGCGACTTGGCGACGGGAAACCCGCCCAAAGTCACCGCCGAGGATCAGGCCACGGTGGACAGGATCACCGATGATAACGGCTTCGAGGTCTTGGTTTACGACCTCTTCAGCGACCTTATCGCCTTCGGGGATGGGGTCCTCAAACCCCGATGGGATGGGAAGCGCGGGGTTATCAGTCGGATCGATCCCCGCCACTGGTTCCCGGTGGTGGACCCCGACGACGCCGGGACTTTTACGGCTCACGTCCTGGCCTGGGAGGTCCCCTTTGGCGATGACAAGTACGTCAAGGTGGAGATCCACAAGCCCGGAAAGATCGAGCACCGCCTCTTGAAGCTCACCTCCGACAGCAAAGAGATCAAAGAGCCCGTCTCCCTCGACACCATCGAGCGATACGCCAACCTGAAGCCAGAGGAGGAGACCGGCATCCCTGGCTTCCTGGTCTTCCCCTTCTCCAACCTGAAGGCCGGGAATGGCGTCTTCGGGCTGGACGACTTCAAAGACGTCTCCGACCTCGTGGAGGAGATCGAGAGGAGGCTGATCAAAGTCTCTTCGACGTTGGACGTCTTCGCCGATCCCTGGATGTGCGGGCCTTCCGGGCTTAGGGTAAGAGATCCGATAACGGGCGAGATCGTGTGGGCTTCCGATGAGAAGTACATCGCCCTTAACGAGGGCGAGCGGAACCCCGAGATCCTGGTCTGGGATGCTCAGATGGGGGCGACCTTCACCCAAATCGAGACCCTTCTCTCCCAGCTCTACGTCATGGCCGAGCTCTCCCCGGCTGCCTTTGGTGAGACAAAGAACGGCCTGGCCGAGTCGGGAAGCGCCCTCAAGCGGCTGCTGCTCCCCACGCTGGCGAAGGTTAACCGGCTGAGGCTCAGGATCAGGCCGAAGCTCATCGAGGTCCTCAAGACCACAGCAGAACTCGAGGTTGCATCCCGGATGAGCGGGGCTCAGGCCCTCACTAACGTCTCCCTTGAGTGGAAATCCGCCCTCCCCGTCGATCCTGTGGAAGCGGCCAACGTCGAAAAGACGCGCAGAGACGCGGGCGTTACGTCTCGGAGATCTAGCATATCCAGGCTGATGGAAGGCGCATCAGAGGAGGACATCGACGCCGAGGTTTCCCGGATCGAGGAGGAAGAGGACCTCTTCAAGCGTGAGATAATGGTATGAGACAGCTAACCATCGAGGAGATCAGGACCCTAACCGACTTCCAGAAGCGGTTAAAGCTCGGTATAGTCACGAACCCCACAGCGAAGGGCCGGGCTCTTCTCATGTCCATCTCCCTGGATGTGGAGGACGTGGCCTCTATGCCGCTCCGAGACCTGGCTTACTACATGGCCGCCTATAATGAGGGTGTCCCGGTGGAGGTCGTGTCTCGTCTCGTCCGGGAAAAAGACCCCCTGGTTGAGAAATTTGGGCGGCGGCTGTGGTCGGATATGGCTGATCCCAGCTCGAAATATTATCTCGGCATCCCCTACAAAAACCAGGCAGAGGCCACCATCTACAAGCTCGAAGGCCGGGATCTTCTCGCCTCTTTTCCATCCCAAAGGGAACTCGACCCCCTGATTGATGAGTACCTCTCGAAGCGTGGCGGGGCCCTCATCAAGTCTGTGGGGGAGTCGGGCCGAAATGAAGTACGTCGAATCCTGATCGAGTCATATCGAGAGACCGGGACATGGGAAGCCTTTGATAAGAAATTTCGAGAAGAGTTCTCCTATACTCAGAAATGGAAGCGATACCAGATTTATCGGACAGAGCACGCCCTCGCCTCCAATTCCGCTTATTTCAACATCGCAGACCAGATAGAAGCTATAGACGGCTTTGAGATCATCCTGGGGCCTAACCCGTGCGTCTGGTGTCAGTATATGGCCTCGTATACGCACACCAGGGGCGAGAGTCGGCCCCCTTATCATCCAACGTGCCAGTGCCTTCCCTCGCCCATTTTCAAGGGGACGGGGGGTCGTCTAGGCCGCAAAGTGGATTCTAATGCCCTTGACTTCATGAAGGAAAATGAATACTTGAGGCTTAAACAAAATTACACAACCTTCCAAGCCGCCACAACTATTTCATAGATTATTCTACAAAAAGGACAAAGCTTTAAATACTATCCCGACTAGACTATACATTTAGGCAAACGAGGCCGTAAACTCGGAGATCGTGAATATGTCCGGCGATGATGGTGATAAGAAATTTACTCAGGCTGATTTGGATCGAATAGTCCAGGCCCGGCTCGACCGAGAGAAAGCGAAGTACGAAGAGCTGGAGGCCGAGCGGGACGCCTTGAAAGAGAAGGTGGCCGAGTACGAACAGACCTCCCTGGACACTCTTAAGCAGAAGGTAGCCACCGACCTGAAACTCCCCCCTTCCCTGGCGGGACGCCTCCAGGGGACGACCGAGGCGGAGCTGAAGGCAGACGGCGAGAAGCTGCTGAAAGAGATCGGACCCAAGGAGCCTGTGGGCGGCGGTGGCAATCCAGCGGGCGAGGTAAAGAAACCTCTCACTCGCGAGGCTGTGAAGGCCATGAAGCCAGACGAGATCATCGCAAATATGGACCAGATCAAAGCCCAAATGAAAGAGGGCACTTTGAGGTAAAATCGCATGGCAATAACGAATTTCATAGGCGAGGTTTGGGCCGCCCAAATCCTCCAGAGCCTCCAGAAGTCCCTGGTTTACGGCCAGGCCCCTGTCATCAACAGGGACTATGAGGGGGACATCAAGGGCAAAGGGTCTACGGTGAGGATCACCGCCCACGGCCCGATAACGATCGGAAACTACGACAAGACAGCCGGACTCGGCGACCCTGAAGAGCTCGACGACGCCAGCACCACGCTGGAGATCACTCAGGCGAAGTACTTCAACTTCAGAATCGAGGACATCGACAAGGCTCAGATGAACGTTCGGTTGATGGAATCCGCCACCAGAGACGCGGCTTATCAGCTCGCCGAGGTCGCCGACGAGTACATCGCCGGGATCATGGCCGCTCAGGCTGGTTCTGCTGTGGGGGCTGACGGGTCCGACAAGATCTTCGACGGAACAACCGACATCGTAACCGAGGAGCTGCTTGAGGTCAAGCAGAAGCTCGACGAGGCCAACGTCCCCACCCAGGGCCGCTGGGTTATCCTCCCTCCGTGGGTGTCTAAGGTAATGTTCCAGGAGGACACGATCACCACGCCGGTTTGGTCCGGTGTGGAGAAGGTCATGCTCAACGGCCAGATAGGCCGGATCTACGGCTTCGACGTGCTCCAGTCCAACAACGTACCGAACACCGCCGGAGATCACTACAAGGTCCTGGCCGGGGTGGCGCGGGCGTGTACCTTCGCCGACTCTGTGAACGAGACCGAGGCTTACAGGCCTGACAAGTTCTTCGCCGACGCCCTTCGAGGCCTCCACTGTTACGGCGCTAAGGTCATCGATCCTGAATGTCTCTGCGTTCTGACCTGTGCTCCGAGCTGAGGTGGTGAATCATGGTTAGATCTGAAATTACGGTAAACGAACTGGCCGGGGCATGGGCTGACAGAGAGACGCCCGACGCGATCGATAAGGGCAACCATCACGTCATCGCCGAGGGAGCGAACTTCAAGAGGCTTCTGATCCTCGTCCACATCTCAGCGGGAACCGGAACCGGCGGGGCGATCACCCTGAAGGCTGGAACCGCTCACCCTGCTTTCAGGCGGGGACTCGGTGATCTGGAGAGGGGCGACGATGTGGTTGCCAACGATGAGTTCTGCATCGGACCCATCGAGACGGCTCGATACCTCCAGGCCGACGGAACTATCCACATCGACGTAACCGACACGACCGGAACCAACATCGCCGGGACGATCGAAGCCTACGCACTGCCTTGAAAATATCACGATGGTAAAGCCATTACAACAGCGGGGCCGTTCTTCGCACCGGCGGCCCCCCAACTCCCCTTTTAGGAGGCAGGCATGGCAACTTATGTCGATTCTGACGAGATGGATGATTACGTAGCCGACAGGCCCGACTCTACGGCATGGACCGGCGCGTCCACAGCAGATAAGGAGGACGCCCTCAAGTACGCTTCTAAGATCGTCGACTCGCTCCCCTTTGTGGGTAAGAAGTACGAAACCGACATTTCAGAACAGCCCCTCCAGTGGCCGCGACTGATCAAAACCCGCCGAGGGTGGGTGGTAGAGAGAGACGCCGATGATAACGTGGTGATCCCACAGGCTATCAAAGATGCAGTCTGCGAGGAGATCCTGGCCCGGCTATCCACCGTCAACGCGAAACGGCGGCAACTCCAGGCCGGGGGCGTCCGAAGCTTCAAGATATCCGAGATCTCCGAGACTTTCGACGGCTCGTTTAAGGGCGGTGGCGTGATGGGGACACCCCTTTGGTCTTGGACAGCGTATCGTCTTTTGGAACCGTACCTGGCTGTGGGGGCGCGGGCTCGATGATCGAAGAGGACGACTACTTCAACCAGGACTGTTATAAAAAGGGCGACGAGACAAACGAGTTCTACAACGGCCCCGCAACCGATGAATCGATGCTCTCAAATATCATCGCCACAGACTACGATGGGGTTTATTACTTCACCTATATTTATTTCACCATTTCGGGGGGTGTCTCGCCTTCCGGTCAGATCCATGTTATAGGTAAAGACAGATGGGGCGATCCTCAAGACGAATATGTCACCATCAACGCCAATAACGAGTTTGGAACTCTTAGCGATCACTGGAGCGAAATAACCAGCATAACAAGCTCCGGTCTCTCGGATGAAACGCCCGTCCCCAACGTGGTTATTACGATACAGGATCAAAACTCGGATTGGGTCACGACCTTTTCATGGTATCCTTTAAAATGTCGCTGGGAAGAAAACCCACTAATAAAACCGAACGGCGGCGGTTGGGATTACGGCGACGGCAAAGTTTTCACCAAAGAGGAGATCATAATCGGCGACGTTCTGAAATTCGAGGATATCGAGTTTACGGTTTTGGATGTGAGAGTCCATCGTGATCTTGACGGTGTGGAGCAATACAGGACGTTGGTATATTGACCACTCCGATTTTTATCGCGGTTCATTATTTTAATTTCTGAGGGCATTTATCATGTGGGCGTGGCCCCCGGTCCCCTCACATGTCTTATGTAAGACTTGTAACGTATCGAATCCTTACATAAGAATCTTATGTAAGACGCTGTCTTATGTAAGGAAACCCATATATACCATTCCTTACATAAGACAAATCATGGACTCGCTCAAAGACCCCACAACGGGGAGATTATACAAGCAGGAGGCCGTCTTCTGTGGGAAAGAGCGATGCAAGAAATGTGCGAAGGGCGAAGGCCACGGCCCTTATTGGTATGCCTACTGGTGGGAAGGCGGCAAAACCCGGAAAAAGTACATCGGGAAGACCCTTCCGGCGAGCCTTACACAAGACAACTTACATAAGACAGATGCCCTTGCACAAGACCGCGAAGAGTCTTATGTAAGAGACGAGGACGCACCCTTACATAAGACAGACAACTTACATAAGACAACGGGCCTTACACAAGACAAGATCTTACCTAAGACACCCCGGAAAGCCTTACATAAGACAGAGGAGGGAGCCGTGGGAGAGGCCCTGGAGGCGATAAAGGACTTCCACAGCAGAGGCATCGAACCCACAGTCCAGGAAGTTGCCGAGGCTGTGGGGATGGAGAGCCGACCACTAGGGCGGCTGCTGAAGACAGCGGGGATCGAGAACGTCGTATGCCGGAGGGACGGAAAGCAGGCCCGGCGGTACACATTCGACCTAAAGGAGAAGATCGAGGAAGTAGCGAGGTCGAATAGTATTAGTAGTAGCTGGTAGTAGTTACTACCTGCAGGTGAAGTAGATGCCCCTTATAGAAGTCCACAGCGAGAGCGCACGTTTACATGCCTCCGACTCCTATGGAGAATTCAGCGAGGAGTTCATAGCGGAGGTGCTTGAGGCCGAGCGTGAGTGTGAGATGGGGCGATGCAAGCGGTTTGATAACGTAGACGACGCGCTGGCTTTTCTCGATGAATGAAGAAGCTTGGAGATGTTTATAAACCCGAATTTGCCGAGACATTCATAGAAACATCTAAAAGCCTTACAAAAAAAGACAAAGTTTTAGCTGGCCGGATAAAACGTAAGATACGGGACATATGTGAGTATCCCGAACGCGGAGAGCCTTTATCGGGGAACTTGGCTGGCAAATGGAGTATCCACGTTGCAAGTCATTATGTTATACTATACGAAATAAAAGATAGAGACAAAGTTGTAAGATTTTTAAGTGTCAAGCACCACGATTATGTATATGGCAAAAAGCTATGATGGGTCATCAACGGGCGAGTCGATTCTGTGATCTTACCTAATGCGCTCCACGTACTTCCACATCCTACCTTCTTTTTTAGTGGGCGGTAAGGGTTTCACTCCAAGTTTCATAGTTATCCGAAGCGCGCTAGGTACTACATTGCCGCTCGAATCACATTCTACGTACTCACCAGCCATTATTGGCATCTCACCAGGTTTTTGTAATATCACCATTTTTCACCTCTCAAATACTGATCGCATTTAGTGGATAGGCAACTTATCTTATATATGTTGGTAAGTTTGTGATTCGTGCTAGTCTTAATTTCAAAAGGGGTGAGGAGATGAAACTAAACTTGATTTTGTGCGTGCTGGCACTGGTGGTGCTGGCGATACCAACATCAATAGCTGAAGAGTATTCGGATGACTACAAGGCAGGATATGCGGACGGCATGAACACCGCCTGGTTTCCGATGTACATGAGAGGAATGCTGGAAGCTGCAGTAATAACGATGGATGTACTTAGTGATACAGCTTCTGAGTATTACGGCACTTCAATCGGATCGTTCTGTAACTCTTTTGTGAGGACAGTTTCAGAATCACATAACGAGCTTGTGACGACGTATAACATATTCGTCACAGTTACCAACAACAAGACCGTTACCATCCTCGGAGAGGACTACCCTGGAATTGAGAATATAACACTAACCGAGATGCCATATTATCGTTAATGTGGATCAATCCTAGCGCTGCCAATAGGATAGTGGGACTCCATCGTATCATGATGGTTAAATAATATTAGGTTCAAAGCTAGGCATCTACTAAAGGAGAGAGACAGAATGAAATATAGATCGATATGGAAATTTATGATAGTGCTAGCTTCAATAGCGATAGTGAGCATTGCAGCAGCAGATAGTCCCAAGAAAACCTTGCTCTACTCTGATGATTTTCTCGATATATCAGGTGGAACCTTAGTTTCACCACTGAGTTTAAGCGTATCCCCTGATGGGAGGGCAGTCCTCTACTCAACGTTGACCATTGATGTCAAACCGACCGCTAAGTCAGAGGCAAAAATTTACTCCATTGATAGTAGCGGAATGGGAGGTTATCCGAGGGTTGTGGCCGAGGGGAAAGATGCGATGTGGTCGCCTGATGGGGAAAAAATCGTCTATGACGGTACTGAAGAAGGGTTACTCTCATATACAGACCCCAAAACGGGACTGGACACAAGCTTTGACTTGGACATTTACGTGATGGATGCGAGCGGGAATAAAAACGCGTATCCTATGCAGGGTAATCAAATAAACCCGAGATGGTCGCCCGATGGAGAAAAAATCGCGTATATGGGAAGTCGATTTGGTTCGACCATAATTTATGTGATGGATGCAGATGGGACCAATATAAGCACGCTTTTAGATGATCCCCTGGTTCAATCCACACCATTATGGTCACCAGATGGAACTAGAATAGCATTTTCATCAAACAGAACTGGAAACCCAGAAATCTACACTATGAACATCAACGGCACTGAATTAACCCAGCTGACCAACAACATGATTGATGATCGCATCAAGGATTGGTCATTGGATGGCGAAAAAATCCTCTTTGAGTCGGGAGATTTTCTTTGCACGATGAACCCAGACGGTACGGAGAAAGAAATCCTAGTGGATGTAAGATCTACTATGGGCGCAGCTTTTTCACCAAATAGAGATGCAATCTACTATACTGTTCTAGGAGGGGAAGAAGATGATCCCAATTTCTGGGGAATATACAAGTTAGAGCTTTAAGCCCAGATTAAAGGAGAGATCAGGAAATAGCTGGCTGGTTATGTCAATATAACCAGACTCAGCACACCATCCTTTTTTTCAAAGTAAATACATGTTCCGGAATTCTATCCAGCTAAAATTATAGTCGTCGCGTACACCTCCGACGGCACGAAAACCAACATCAACAGAACCGCTATCGTGCGAGGCCGCCCTTCTGATGAGCCTATTATCGACCTCTCACCGTATGATGGTGCGCGACGGATGGGATCAATTCGTATAGTGTCTGGAACGATCGGGTCAACAAGTGAGTGGTTTTCGATCAATTTTATAACAAACCTCTCATCATTCTAACCAAAAATTATATATCTTAGAGAATAGTGATTCACCAAACCAAAACCCCAATTAAAATATTATATTGCGGTAGAAGTCGGTAGCCTTATATATGATAACCAACCTATATACAACTATGGCTTATAAAATCCAGAAAAGCATTACCCTAGACCCCGAGCTGGCAGACTGGCTCACAGAAGGAGTGGACGCTGGTAAGTATCCACATCTAAGTGGGGGGGTGGAGCACGCAATACGCTTCCTCCGTGAGTATGAGTCGCCAGAAGCTACATCCAGACGGCGAGAAGCTGAAGAAAGGCTAGTGGATGCCGAATATCGAGCAAGAAAGGCCGAAGCGGCAATCGAAATCATAGAAAAGAAATTCGGCGTACCACCCCACAAAGTCGTGGAGGAAATGGACGAGATCTTCAAAGTATTGAAGAACACCAGCGACTTGGCCGCATACACCATCGATACACTTGTGGCCAGAAACACAGAACTAGAAGCCAGAGTAGCTGCACTGGAAGCAGCCGCAGAGTGATCAACCGGAAGTGTCTAAAGAGATCAGGGACAATGCATCTGGAAAATAGTGTTTGGAGCCGCCGGCCACGAACCGGCGGACACCAGAAGATGCACACGGGGCGCGAACTCCCATGTCTTACAGTAAGTCGACGTATATACGCTTAAGCGTTTCGCCTAATACAATCGGGCTGGTATTACCCCTTTCTGAAAACTTTCGCTCCACACTTGGCAAAGAATTTAGAAGTATCGTGAAAGAGGGGTGCAGATGAGCGCCCCCGCATCCGATAACGAAAATCTCGACGAGGAGCACCTAACCCGATTTGTGAGGTTCCTCGGACACGAGCGATTCTGCATCAAGTCAGTTGCGACGGGCAAAAAGGGCGCGCAAGAGAAGAACTTCGATCTCATCACCGCCAATAAAGCCATCGACTACATCAAGCTGAGGGACGGCAAAAGACAACTGTGGGTCAATGTCCAGCGGCTCAAGAAGGACGCAAAGCAATACCATGCCTTCGACGACATAGAAGCCTACGTCAACATTTTTATTGACATCGACGCAAAAAAACCCGATGATAAGAAGGACTACGCGGCGACGAAGAAAGAGCGCGGGTTTGCGCTGGCACAGCTCCCCACAGTGCAGAGATGGATATCGGAAAATGGATTCAAGCCGGGTCTCGGCTTCAAGAGCGGGAACGGTGCGGGGCTGCTGTTGCCTATCCCCTCCACTCCTCCGACCCCTGAGTTCATCGCAAAGGTCGCTGCTTTCTTGAAGGTGGTCAAAAAGGAGGCCAACGTTGACGTCGACACTACGACCTTTGATCCTCCGAGAGTTTGTGGGATTTTGAGGACCTGGAACACGAAGCTTGAGGACGAAGGGCGAAAGAACCAGATCCGGGAAGCGATAGGCGACATCCCCACAAGAGATGAGGATGAACGCCTATTGAAGTATATCGAGCGCCTGGATCCCGATCCAGAGGCTCTGAGGACCTGGACGGAGAAGTTCAACCAGCCCCCAACAGAGAAAGATGAAGAGGACGTCGCCGAAGAGCACCTCGCCCATGACCAGGTAGACGTCGGCTTCGTGAGGGAGAAGCTCGATCTTCTTTTAGTGACCGACCCGAAGCTCCAGAGCCTCCTCGATTGGTCAAAGGAAGAGCAGGAAGAGCAGAAAAAGCACAAGAAAACTCGCTCGGACGCCGAGTTTGGGCTTGTGGGGAAGCTCACCGCCGCCGGATTCACTGACCCACAAATCAACTGGATAATGACCTACGTCTCGAAGATCGGGAAGTGGGCAGAAGATGGGGAGCACTACCAGGAAGTGACCCTCCGGAAGATCCGGGCCAACGATGCAAAAGAGGCCGACGAGATTAAGGTAATTTTACCCAATATCAGCAACGACGTTAAGGCAGAGGTTGATCAAAACCTATTCGATCAAGTATTCAAGGTCGAAGAGGCAGATAAAAACCATCCTTACGGGGTAGGTTCGGATGGCGTCACCTACAAGAGAGTGCAAAAAGATAAGGCAATCTTCTTTGTGCGGATCGCAGACGGCTTCAGCTTCATCGAATCGCAGACAAGGCGCGAGAACGGCGATGCGATCTTCACAATCCGAGGCAGAGGCAGTCAAGACGGCCACGAATTCACCTTCGATATAGATGCAGGCGACTTTTCAGAGACAAGGAAGCTTAAAGCGAAGTTGACGGCGCAATTTGGCGGTTCCAACGTCTTGAAGAGGGACTTCAACAGCGAAGCTATCCAACGCTTGACCAAGAAGATCAAGAACTTCAGGCTAATCGAAGCCTGCCGATGGATCGATGGTGCCTGTGCAGTCCCTGGTCTTGATTTGATCGACGATTTGAAGTTTACTGTCAATAAGAAGGTGCCTTGTGACCTCTCAGAACATGGTGATCTTGATCTGGGCATCAAGAGTCTCAAGGCACTGATGGAAGCCTGGAATCCTGGGCATATGGCGATCCTGGCGGCTTCGATCTTCGGCGCACCTGTGGCGGCGCGGTGGTTCCAAGATGACAGGTATGCGCTTGCTTTGATCGGCCTGACTGGTACAGGCAAGACAGAAGCATCAAGATTGATGCTTTCGTGTTACGGCAGAGGCTACCTTCAGGATGGCAACTTGATTCGATGGAACGATGGCGCAACAGGCAACGCTATAGCAGCGATGGCGGCGCAATCGGGCTTCTTGCCTCTCTTGATTGACAACTTCAAGGTGATCAAATCAGGATCACAGGCGCAGCTGGTAGGCGTCCTGCACGCGATTCTTGAAGGCAGTGAGAAGTCAAGACTTGACAGGAACGCGCAGCTGCGAAGCACTCTTGAGTTCAATTGCTCGCCGATCGTCACCGGCGAAAGCTACATCGAAGAGAGTTCAACGCTTGCGAGGTCAATCCTGCTTGAATGGCAACCAATAGCAGACGTAACGAAGCTCGACTCAGCGCAGTCACAAGCAGATAACCTGCTTGAAGTAGGCCGATCATGGCTAACTTGGATTTCAAGTTCTGAAGGTAAGGCAGTAATAGAAGAAGTCAGGGCCGGATATCCCGCACTGAGATCTGAAGCGGTCAAGGCACTTGCTGATCTTGGTTGCATCAACTCAGGCAGGATAGGGTCGACTGTGGCATTGATCAAGTCGTTGTGGATAATCATCACCAAACATCCTAAGATTGGGCCAGCCATCAAACAGCACTCAAATGCGCTTTCAGATGGTTTGGTGCAGGTGATGTTGAACCAGGCAGAAGATACTGTCAGCGCTAACGAAGGCGAGCGATTTGTTTCAGGACTTAGAGAGCTGATCACAACCGGACGGGCCACAATAGTCATAGGCGCAGAGGGGCTTGGATCTGTATCAGTCTATGAGCATCCCGAGAGAGTCCTGGGATGGACCGACGACGACGGTAAGTACTGGATTTATCCCGAAATTGCAAAACGGATGGTGGCGCAGCTTCAAGGCAGACAAGTACAAGACCTCGACTCAAGGACCCTATTCAGGCAGCTAGCAGATCGCGATTATGTCGACATAGGTAAGCAGCATACCTGCATCAGAAGCAGAGATCCTAAAGACAGGTCGAAGTTCAAGCGGTTCCTGGTCTTTAAAGCAGAAGTAGGTCTTGATCACGTGCACACACAGGATGAAGCAAAACAGATCAATCATGATGAAGCTGCACAACGCGCACATAAGGCGGCAGAGGATCAAGACGTATTAAAGCGGCTTGAAACAGTGACAAGAGTAGTCTGATCACTGATAAACATAATCTTTTTTATCTGTTTACAAGTAGTCCAAAGTCAGCTGTTATCTGTGACCCATGTGACCTTTTACAATTACTTTTAGGTCACAAAAAAACAAGCAACAATAGACTATATGTGACCTGTGTGACCTGTGTGACCTGTTAGAGTAAAAGAAAGTATTTCTCTCGATCAAGGTAAAAAAAGAGAGAATAATATCTTCGATGTGGGTTTTTTTCCTCTTGGAAGCCTTCTGCGTTATAGCTGGTTAATTCGTAGGTCACATGAGGTCACAAGGTCACAGAGCCCGCTAGTTATCGTTTTTTTTGTGACCTCATGTTTTGTTGTGACCTAGGTTGTTTGGGTCACAAAGCGATTGGTTGTACAATAAGGGCAATAAACCAAAGCTATTTATATATTGATTATCCTAATAGTACAATGATGGCTAAAGGCGGTCCTGTCGGTGAGGAGGAAGAGAAGGCTATCCTGGCGGCGCTGGAGTCCGGGAAGACCACGCGGGAAGTGGCCGAAGCTTTCGACCGAGCGCCTTCGACTATATCCGACGTGGCGACCCGCAACGGTCTGGACCTCGCCGATCGTGCTCGGATGAAAAAGGCAGATGTTGCTCGGACGTGCTACGCCTCCGAGGATCGCATCAAGCTTGTGGGGGAGCTCCTAAACAAGGCGCGGTCTATGCTGAAGACCTGCGACAGTTCCCGCGACCTCCAGTATCTCGCAACGGCGATAGCGATCGGCATCGATAAGCGGCGGCTGGAAGAGTCCACCGACCCATCGGCGAGGGGCGGAGAGATCCGCATTTTGTTTGAGAAGATGGGCCAAGAGGAGGTGGAGGCGTGACCTTCCAAGTCCCTGTGGGGAAACAGCGGGACTTCTGCCTTCACTCCGACGCCCGAGTCAACCTCGCCCACGGGGCCGTGAGGAGTGCGAAGACCGTCGGCGCAAACATCCGATGGTTGCGAGCCGTCCTGGAGGCTCCGAGAGACGTTAACCTGCTGATGACTGGGAAGACGTTGACGAGCTTGGAGCGAAACGTCCTCCTCCCCATCTCGAAGCTCGTCGGGGCTGGTAACTTCGACTACAAGCGGTCCCTCAAGGTGGCCACCATCTACGGGCGGCCTATCCTCTGTGAAGGATGCAACGACGAAAGCGCCTATGCGAAGATCGCAGGCCTCACCCTCGGCGGTGCTCTCGTCGATGAGGGGAGCCTAACCCCCGAGTCCTTCTTTAACATGCTCATTTCGAGACTCTCCGAGCCCGGCTCCCAGCTCTTCCTCACGACGAATCCCGGCCCCCCTGGTCATTACCTCAAGAAGAAATGGATCGACAGAGAAGGCGAGCTCGACCTCAAGACCTGGCATTTCGGGCTGGAGGATAACCCCTGGCTCGATCCCGTATACGTCGCCGAGCTCAAGCGCCAGTTCGGGCCGAAAGGGTCCCTCTTCTATCAGAGGTACATCGACGGCTTGTGGGTGGCGGCTGAAGGCGCTGTTTACCGCAACTTCAACCGGGATATTCACTGCGTCCCTCGCCTCCCCGACGGTCGGATCGAGGAGATGAGGGTGGCCGTGGACCCCGGAGCCACTCACCCCACGGCCATGCTGAAGGGCTTCAGGATCGGGTCCAAGTGGTTCATCAGCGGCGAGTACCGCAAGGCCGACAAGTCCCCGGCTGAGGTCTCGAAGGACCTGAAGAAATTCCTGGCTGGGATGTACCCGACATCGATCGACGTCGACCCGGCGGCGAAAGCTCACAGGCTCCAGTTTGTGGGGGATGGAATCGAGGGCATCCAGCAGGCAGACAACGACGTTCTCAACGGGATCCAGAAGGTAATCAATGCCTTTGACCAGGGCTGGCTCTACCTCGTCGGCTGCCCCATGTTGGCCGAGGAGCTGGAGGGCTACCGATGGGACCCCAAAGCCACCGAGCGGGGCGAGGATGCTCCCATCAAAGAAGACGACGACCTCGTCGACACCCTTCGCTACCTGGTTAACAGGATCAGTAAGAGCCGCCGAGTTACCGATTTTAGGAGGCCTTCAAGATGACCGTATTCACTACGTTAGATTT